GACACGGCAAACTTCGCCTACATCGACAACCTGAGCCGCGCCATCCGCTACAGCGCCCGTGTCATTATCGACCTTATTCCGAAAATCTACGACACCGAGCGCGTTATCGAAATCATGGGCATCGATGGTCAGAAAACCCTGGAGAGAATCAACAGCGCACGCATCAACGATGATGGCGTTGTCGAGCCGGTAAACGACCTGACAACAGGCCGCTATGACCTGGTTGTTGACGTAGGTCCGAGCTACACGACCAAGCGCATCGAGGCGCTGAACATGATGGTAGAAATCGCAAAAATGAACCCGGCCATCATGCAGATTGCGGGAGACCTCATTGTTAAATCCATGGATTGGGATGGCGCGGATGCCATTGCTGAGCGACTGAAGCGGACGGTCCCGGCCAACATCATTGGTGACGAGGAAGGAAATGAAGACAAGGAACTGCCAGCCGAAGTAACGCAGATGATCGAACAGGGAAAGCAGCTCATCACTCAGTTGCAACAGGAAAACAAGGAGCTGAAGGAGGAAAACGAGGACAAGGACGAAGATCGCCGACTGAAGCAATACGAAATCGACGTGCGCGCCATGCTCGAAACCGCAAAGTTGACAGCATCAACACCTGACCTTGATGCTCTATCGGTGCAAGTTGCTCAAATCCTGGCGCAAAACATCATGGGTCAGGCTGCATCCGCGCCAGACGTAACAGAGGAAGACGAGCAGGAGCCGGAACAGTCCGGCATAAACTTTGGCGAACCCGAGGAGGTGGATGATGGGATGCGGGAAGAAGAAGCGCGGCAAATGATGCCTGAACCTGAAGAAATGCAGCAAACAGACCTTGACGGACTGTTGAACGTCGGGGAACAACAGCCTATGATGTAGTGACGACAGCGGGCGCTATCCCGCTGATGCAATGTCGTGATGACATCGCACCATCCCTATACACACGGCGGCGGAATCTCCCCCGCCGCCGTGTAGCCGGAGCCTTTTTGATGAGCGATTCACCCAGCGTTATCGACAACGCGCCATCGGTCGAACCTACCGCAGCCGAGACCACTGCAGCCCCGCAGGCTGATGCAGCCGACGAACCCACCACGACAGACGCCGCGCCGGATACTGGCACAGAATCAACCGCAGATGATGCGGGCGATGACGACCACGAACCCGACCCCGCAAAACTGCCAAAGGGCGTTCAGAAACGCATCGACAAACTGACGCGGCAGCGTTACGAACAGGAAGCACGCATCCGCGAACTGGAAGCGAAGATTTCCGAAAACGAGCGCAAAGCGCAGGCATCGCAACCAGATCCCGACCCGTCGCAGTTTGAGACGCTGGAACAGTACCTGGATGCAAAAGTCGAGTTCGAGGCAAGCAAGCGACTCCGCGAGATTGAGCAACAGCGCACCATTCAGCAAAAAAATGCTGAGCGTATTGCCAGTTTCAACGAACGATCTGCTGCCGTACGTCAGGCAAATCCTGATTTCGATGCGGTGCTGCAATCTGCCGCCATTGGCGTTAGTGATGCCGTGATGGAGACGATTCTTGAATCGGATGACGGGCCAGCAGTGGCCTACCATCTCGCCAAGAATCCGACGGAACTCTACCGCCTGAACGCAATGACTGAGCGTCAACAAGTGCTGGAACTGGGCCGCATTTCTGCCCGTTTGAGCGCAAAAGTTCCGGAACGGAAGGTGACGCAAGCGCCGCCGCCCGCACCTGCTGTAAAAGCGACTGGCACCGGCTCCAAGTCTGTTTCAGACATGACAGACAAAGAGTACGCGGAATTCCGCAGGCGTCAGGACGCACAGCGTAAACGTCGATAACTACCGTCGAGAGACGGCAAATGAGGTGACACCATGGCTAATGCCTTCAATATTCCCGACCTGCTGGCCCGCGAGGCTTTGCGGGTTGCACACGAAAAATCCGTTTTCATCGGCACCGTTGACCGTCAGTATGACGAGTCGTTCAAGTCCAAGGGCGGATGGAAACCGGGCGACCAACTGCGCGTTGCCAACCCCAATATGTACACCCGCACCAAGGGTTCCCGCGTCATGGACGTCAAGGACCAGGCCGAGTCGAGCCAAACCATCACCGTGGCGACGCAGGACCATGTGGACATGCGGTTCAATTCCGCCGAGCTGGCCCTGATTACCCCGGACAGCATCGGCGATTTCTCCGACCGTTATCTTGTCCCGGCCATGTCCGCGCTGATTTCAGGCATTGAAGGCGATTTCATCAGCTACGCTACCAAGCGCGTGTTCAATAGCGTCGGCACTCCCGGCACCCCGCCGAGCGACCTTGCCGCGATTGGTGCCGCCCGCGCCAAGCTGAACCAGAATCTGGCACCGAAGGACGGCAACCGCTTCGTGATGCTGGATTCCGTGACATCCGGCGGCCTGGTCAACGGGCTGAAGGGCTTGTTCCAGGACTCCACGCAGATCAAGGAGCAGTACCGTGAAGGGATGCTGGGCCGTACTGGTGGCGCGGACTTTTATGAGAATGAGCGCATGTACGCGCACACCAACAGCAGCGACGTGACCGGATCCACTGACGCGAACGCCGGTGTTACCGATGGCGGCTCCACCATCGACATGCACACACTGATTGCGTCGCCCGCCGTCGGATCCGTGTTTACGGTTGCCGGTGTGTATGCCTGCCACCCGGAAACCAAGCAGGCGTACAGCCATCTGCAACAGTTTACGGTCATCACCACCTCTGCGGGCGGCGCGATCACGGTATCACCGACGATTTACCTGACCGGCCCGCGCCAGAATGTCGCATCGTCCGCCAGCGCTCAGTTGGCCACTACCGCGTTCAACGCCCAGGTTGTGACGTTTGTCGGCAGCGCCTCGACGACCTACCTGCAAAACCTGATGTATCACAAGGAAGCCTTCCAGTTCATCACGGCCGACCTGCCGCTGATGGGTGGTGCGCATAACTGTGCTCGCCGGGTGCAGGACGGTCTGTCGTTGCGCGTGTGGTTCGACGGCGACATCCGCAACGATGAGTTGCTGTGTCGTATCGACATCCTGTACGGCATGGCGACGCTGCGCCCCGAGTGGGCGTGCCGAATCACGAACTGATGATGTGGGGGCTGGAGACGGCCCCTTTCAGCAACGAATTTAGAGGTAACACATCATGGCAAATACTGCCCTTCAATCCACGCAAGCCCCGTACTCGGTAGGCCACAACGGCCCCGAGGGCACCAACATCGGCATCGCCACCACTGATAAGGTCGGCTTCTACGGCGTCACGCCGGTCGTTCAAGGTGCTGCCCTGACCGCCCAATTGACCACCATCACCCACACCGCTCCCGGCACTCCGGATTATGCCATCCAGGATTTGACCAACTCCAGCGCCTACGGATTCGTCACCAAGGACGAGGGCAATTCCGTGCTTTCGGTCATTGCCAACCTGCAAGCGCGTCTGGCCCAGGTTGAGGCGCGTCTGGAAGACATCGGCATCGTCGCCACCAACTGATTCACCCGCCAGGGACGGCGCTAATTTTTGGATGCAGCCATGAAACGCATGACGCACCCGCAACACGGCTGGCAGATGGTTCAACCGGCCGATGTACCGATGTTCGAGCGTGCCGGATGGACCGAGTGCAGTCCGCCAGAGACGACGGCAATTGATGATCCTGTTGAGCCGGATCAGCCGAAACCTGAACCCGTAAAAACCCGCAAGCGCAGGGTGAAAAATGACGACAGCGTATGATGTAGTGCGAGGCGCATTGCGATTGATCGGAGTTGTCACGCCGATCGAGCCGCCGTCGGCAGAAGAATCCGCCGATGGCCTGTCCGCGATGAATCAAATGCTGGCGTCATGGGCGGCATCTCGCTATACATCCGCATCTGTCCCGCAAACATCGTTCGCTTTGACGTCTGGTGTTGCGAGCTACACCATCGGCTCCGGCGGCGCAATCAACACCACGCGACCGACGACCATCTATCAGGCGCACATCACCCAAGGCGGCATTGATTATCCGCTTCGTGTCGTGGCGCTTGGCGAGTACGAAGCGATTCCAGACAAGTCCACTACCGGGTCAATTCCTGAAGTGATGGCAATCCGCCCTGGATACCCGCTGTCTACGCTGCATCTGTACCCTGCTCCAGGCTCAGGCTGCACGCTGGTCATGGACAAAGTTGCGCCGCCGTCTGATTTGGCGCTGTACGACACGATGCCATATCCACCGGAATTCATCCGCGCCATCCGGTATAACCTTGCCATCGAACTGGCTCCGGAGTATGGGGTTTCTGTCGCCGCCGAGATTGCAAAAACCGCATCAGATGCGCTGGAAATCGTCCGCCGCGTCAATCTGCAAATCCCATCGGCCGTATTTGACCCGCTGCTGATGAGGCGTCGAGGCCATTCCGACATCAATGCCATTCGGTCAGGTTCGACATGAAAATCCAGCTGCTGGGTGGCTACAGCAAACGGCGCTCTGTCAATCAGGATGCCCAGCGCACGGTCAATCTGTACCTGGAGACTGACACGGCAGAGCCTGAATCCGGGTCTGCGCTGTACATGGTTCCGGGGAAAACGGAATTTGCCGCCATCGGCAATGGACCGATACGGGCGATGATCAGCCACAATCATCTGGTTATCGCCATCTCAGGAAACGAGGTCTATCGCATAAACGAGACTGGCGCAGGGACACGCATCGGCACGATTACGCTCGACGGCACAAAACGCGTGGCGCTGTCGGCAAACCGAAATCATGTTATTGCCGTCACTGGCCAGAATGCCTATATCATCACCGGAAGCAGCGTGACTGCGGTGACAGACACCGATTTTGCTGGCAGTTATCTCGTTGATTATCTGGATGGCTATTTCGTCTTTGCCATTCCAGACTCACAACAGTTTTACATTTCCGCAATCAATGACGGGTCATCGTTTGATGCCCTGGATTTTGCGCAGGCGGAATCGAATCTTGATGACATCGTCGGGCTGATTGTCGACCACCGGGAGTTGTGGCTGTTCGGGTCGTCATCCATCGAAATCTGGTACAACTCAGGGGCGACGGATTTCCCGCTGGCGAGGCGAGATGGCGCTGTTCTTGAGGTCGGATGCGTCGCGCCGATGTCGATCACAAAAACAGATAACACGAT